CTCGAGCCCACGTTTCACTAGTCCCAGCCTGACCAGCTTATAAGAGAGGATTTTGGAAGATTCCTCAACTTGCCAATAGGAGCAGTTGCCCCAGTGCACCTAAAACCCATCATAGGGTTTCCCGTTGCCACCTTCTTCTCTATTAGGTAGTGGTATTTGTAAATCACCACCACCCTCGTCAATACTACCTCCTTCGGGAGGATAGTAAATGACGTCACCCGGTTTATGATACGGTTCCCCATGATAATCATGAGCAAACCAATCAGCAGCCGAGAGATCAGGTTCGTCATCTTCTTCGATACGAGCCTCTGGATCTAAGAGAGGAGGTTGTAAAGGGACAGGTGATGGGGACACGACCTAGATGTCGTGTATGACCGGTCGTCCTAAAAGACCGGCCGTGAGTGGCGGAGGCCCATTATATATGGCTCCTACTCGATCAGCAACTGCCTTAAGACCCGCAAAGACCAGAGCCCTTCCAATTGCCTCCGATGCATGCGCCGCAGTGTTCTTCACACCACGGTATAACGACCCACCCATAGTAGCGGTGAGATCGTCAGCCCACGAATTCGAAGTCTGAGACTCCGTAATTGACGCTGGGGAAATAGCGCCGAAAACCTTGGCAACCAAGGGGTTATTCAGTGCTAGCATCATAGCATCAATATCATATAAAGATGAACGAAGGTCGCCGAGACTAATCGTCGACGTCCTTTGTAAGTACTCTATATTCATAACGATATGATATTCCCAAGAGATACCCGAAGCAACATTTGATCCAACCCAGACCAGCTGACCTGGGTTGAAGTATGAAGCAGTACCGACATTAGCAATTAAGTGATTAGCATCACATTGATGATAACGATAATTGTCTCTATCGGTAGGGTGATATTTAATGGCACAAACGTTCATTTGATTTAGAGCGGTTGTACTATTAATCTCATCTTTTATTAATGTATTAGGAGTGGTAGTAGCCCCAACAATTGGTGACTGCCTATCATTCCCGGGGTAGAAATTACAAATATTTCTACCTTGATTCCCAGATTGAGGAGCAGATGACCAAACGGCCAATCCTGCAGAAACAACCCGGAATTGTCGTGCGATACCTTGTATCGCGGCGGCATCAACAAAAGAATCCTGCGCCGTGGCCCACGTGAGCGTGCCATTAGCATACGAAGCACCAGTACCCGAAGTGGTCTGGATGCAATTGAGAAGACTAGGAGTAAAACACAGACCTGCTATATAAGAAGTATCCGACCCCGATCCTTGGATCGGAGCGATGATACCCCTCGCATGCAGCTGTGAAGTTCCAGTGACGTGAGTGATCTCGTCCGGAATCCGCTTACCCCTTACACCCCACGGATCAACAAGAGTAGCCAGATAACCAGCATCAACCCTGCGTTGTGGAGCAGTCCTACGGGGAGGCCTACGATTCTGAGTTTGCACAATGACCTCTGTTTGTACAACCTTGTTCGACTTTCTTTTAGGACGAACATTCCTGTTATTCTTCTTGTTCATGTATGGGATCCTGCAGAACATGCAGGACTGTACATCGTATGAGACCAGGAAGTGGAGAGTAGTTCTTACTCAAGACAACACTTGTTTTGACCTGGCTGCCCGTGCAGTCTCTCGGCATTTGTGTAGCATCCAAAGTACGCAAAGCGCAACCATGATGGCTCAAATTCCAAATCTATGACAACTAAGGCCGACTAATTCATGTGTGACCACGGGGGGAATTGTTTACTTTTAAACCCCCTTTACAAATCTTGTTAATTCAAGTTCGCGCTAACACATGAGGATCGCCTTCCTAACTAGCCAAGCTAATGGAATGACAACATCATATTGCACCGTCGCCTTTCATCCCCTACGAACTACGCTTCCCCTTCAGCTACCTTCGACCGAAGTCTTAGATATGCGTTCCCTGACTGAAGAGTGAGTGACGTAGAACAGTGGGTAGACCTACAATTTAGCACGGAAGTATTAAGTTCAAAGAATAGAAGCTTATGCTAACGACGGGTGGGCACGATAAATCGTGGGGCCGCCGAAAGGAATTTCTCCAAATAAGAATTTCTTCTAGGAACACCGTTTTGGGTTATTTAACTCATACAACCCCATGGATGTTTAACGTCCTCCCGGACAACAAGAAGGTTTAAATCGAGACGGTAATAGGAAGTTGATGACATAGAACTTGTGCCATCAACAGCTTTCTCTTGGGAATAGGCTTATCGGTAGGTAGACTCCGAACTTTAGAAGGTTCAGTCTCTGCAGGCATATAGTCATATACCCGCCTAAGAGCGGACTGTTCTTGTTTAACCTCATAACCTTGTATAGGACGAGCGGAAATCACAAGATTCCTCGCGATAATGGACGCAAGAATTCTTTGCTCCAAGGTTATCCTAAATTTAAAACCAATAGGGGAGGGGACCCCCAACCCACCCACACAGGTAGGCAGAAAGATATTCCTACTACACGGAACACCATCTAGATAAAAAAGAGTCTCTTTTCTAATTTTCTCCGAATTGTATTTAAGAAATTCGGTAGTAAGGACATCTTGTCTCCCGGGGAGACTTCCTTGTAAGATCTGCGAGAGATTGACAGCACAGCTTTCGCTCTTCTGCTCATCTCCGGCATCGGCTTTTCCCTGGACTTTATGTTGCCCAAAGAAAAGACCCGAATTAAGGAAATCTATCCTCCATGGATGACCATGACCCAACGATGCACTCTTAACCTTATAATTCACAGACACACTATTAATATTGGCATAGGAGTGGTGATGATACGCCTTTCCCAAAGACATATCAAGACCTAATTCCCCAGCCGTAGTAACATGAGCTTGCCACTTATGCGAAGGAGCACAATATAGCATATCATCCCCGTTAATTAACACGTGGTTGATAAGTGTTTCTGTATCCCAACCTCTAGTACCCGACATCACGTCAAGGTAAACGCCTAGATTCGCCAAACATAAAATTGGAAAGCTTAAAACACTTCCCATAAGTTGACCAGTAGTTTGTAGGAAACCCTGCTGAGGTCCAACGAAA